CGCTCCTTGCGCGGAACGCTGTTGCGGGCGTAGCTTCCGCCCACTGATGTAGGTTGCCCCTTTCTAGGTAACGCCCCGGCTGTTCAAGCGCGGGGCGTTTTCTTTCGGGGCGAGAATTCCCCTGCGCGCGCTGCTGGCGCTTTCCGGGTTTGGTGGCCTGTCCCGGAATAAACAGCAGCACCCATTCGGAGCGGGCGATGTCGAAGCGGAATGGTGCGAAGCTCTATCCCGTCATCGCCGTCCGCGCGCTGATCGTCGAGGATCACGGCGACGATCTGATCGTCGAGCTGTGGCACAAGCGCGGCTCGACGCGCTGTCAGGTGGATCGCGCGCAGGTGATGTTCGCGCTGGAGCCGCCGGAACTGACGCTGGCGGCGTCGCGGATCGATACGCAATTTTTGTGAGGGCGATCGATGTCCGGGCGGCGGCCGCAGAACGCGGCCGCCGAAAATGAATTGCCATCGGGGGAGTGAAGGCGGCTTTCGTACCCGCCGGGCCAAGCCGACGAGCTTGATGGCAGTCGTGGGCGACACGACATCCGCGCGGCGCAGGTTCGCCAGCGCGTGCCGGCAGGTGCTGCTCTGTGCGCATCTGCCGGCCTTGGTTTCAAAATCCGGTCGGCGGTGCAACGTCGGCATTGTCCCGATCATGCAAGACGCCTGAAGACATTCGGCACGCTTGCATTGCCGGCCGGCGCGTTTCTCGAGGTGTGTGATGGGCTGCAGGTGCAAGGAGCGCGGGCAGGCCTTGTCGACGGCTGTGACTTCGCTCGCACGCGGCCAGGTTGCCGGCGTTGGCAGGCAGCTTGGATTTGTCGGCCGCACGCTGGTGCAGGACGCGCGCAGCGGCGCATTGAGGGATGCTGCGGCCGCGCGCCTCGCGCAACTTCGCCGCACCGTGCGGCCGCGCTGATGACGCCGGAGCTGCATGTCGATGCTGCCGGCTTCCTGCAGGCCGGGAGGATTTTCGAGCGCGCCGGCCAGAATGCGCCCAAGGTTATCAGCCGCGCGCTCAACCATACCGGCGACAAGGCCAAGACGCAGGTGATCCGCGCTCTGACCGCGCAGACCGGCCTCAAGCGCGCGGTGATCGTGCGCGCCGTCAAGCCGACGCGCGCCAGCTTCGGCTCGCTGTCCTATGTGCTTCGCGCCCGCGGCGGCGATGTTCGCGTGCAGTTCTTCGCCCCGAAAGAGGCTGGCCGTGGCGTCGTCGCCAAGCCGTGGAATCGTCCCACCTCGTATGTCGGTGCCTTCACGCGCCAGGGCATCGGCAAGCGGGTGCCATTCACCAAGCCCGGTATGGCCGGCCACGTCTGGCGCCGCACGTCGGGCAAGCGCCTGCCGATCGAGCAGGTCAAGTCCGGCCTCGTCATCCCCGACGAGATGGTGACGGACGCCAGCGCGCTGGCATTCCGGACCACGGTCGGCGTCGATCTGCCGGCCCGCCTCGATCACGAGCTTTCGCGGCTGCTCTCCGGCGCCGCCAACTGACCGACCGGCCGGCGGTTTCGGGTAGGGTCGCGGGTCCTTCCCGGGCCGCCGGGCCCCGCGGCGCTTAGACGGCCCGAAATTTTGCCAGTCGATCGGCTCAAAATTCAGGGTTGACCAAGTTGACCGAAGCCGAAACCGAGGTTGACCGACTGCCCCCTGCGGTCACCGCGACCATCAGCGAAATCGCGGCGCGGGATGGCATCTCGAAGCAGGCCGTCTCGAAAAAAGTTCGCGAGCTGATCGACCTCGGCCTGGCCGTCGATCGCAACGAGCGCGGCCACATCGTCAGCGTCAATCTGGCGCAATACGATTACCTGCGCGGCCGGCACGACGATCCGAGCAAGGCGCAGCGGCCGGTCCCGGTTGAGCAAACCGCGCCGAATAATTCCTACGACGAGGCGCTGCGCAAGCGCACCTGGTACGAGGCCGAGCGCAAGCGGCTCGACCTCGAGGAGCAGATAGGCCGGCTGATCCCGGCCGATGAGATAGCGGTCGCGGTCGACGAATGCGGCGCCGAGATCGTCCAGGTCGTTCGTCAACTGCAGAACGAAACCGACGCCATCGCCGCCGCCGTCGCGCGCGAAGGCTCGCACGGGCTGCGCGTCCATTTGAAGCAAATCGAAAACCGGTTTCTCGGAGAAATCGCCAAGGCGCTGCGCGCGCTGGCAACACGAGGTCCGGCCAAACCCGCCGAGGATCTAGCCTCGGCGCCGTAGAGTGCCATGCGTCAGCATCCGTCGGGCCACCAGTACATCGCCGACCGGCTCGCAGCCGCGGTGACGCCGCCCGAGGCGCTACCGCTGTCGCGGTGGCTGGCGGAGAACCTCGTGCTGGTCGACGGCCCTGCCGCCGGCAAGCTCTGGAGCGCGGCCGTCGCGCCCTATCTCGCGGAGATCGCCGACTGCCTGTCGGACGATCATCCGTGCAACTTCGTGACGGTGCGCAAGTCGCAGCAGTCCGGCGCGTCGATTCTGGCGCTCGGCTGGTGCCTGTACGTCGCCGACCGCGAGCCGGCGAACATGCTCTATGCGGTGCCCGGCATCGAGGCGCTGCGCGATCTCAACAGCGGCAAGCTGCAACCGCTGATCGATGCGTGGCAAAAGAGAACCGGCCGCACGGTCATCCTGCCGCAGACCGCGCGTTCTGGCGCCGGCTCGACGACGTTCGAGAAGGTTTTCGCCGGCGGCCGGTTGTATCTCGGCAACGCCAATGCCGTGATGGACCTGTCGTCCAAGACGATCAAGAAAGGCGTGCGCGACGAGTTCTCGAAGTGGACGGACATTCCGGGTTACGGCGATCCCGGTAACCTGTTCTTCGGCCGCGTCACGGCGTTTCGGCGCACCAAAACGTTCAAGATTCTCGACATCTCGACGCCCGAGGTCGACACCGGCGATGAGACCGGAAAGACGGAAGGGCATTGCCGGATCGACCGGCGCTTCAAGCTGTCGGATCGCCGCTTCTGGCATTGCGTCTGTCCGGAATGCGGCTCTCTGTTCATTCATCGCGACGATGATCTGATCATCGACGCCGAGCATCCGCACCGCAGCGCCTATCGCTGCGTCTGCGGTCATCACATCTCGGACGCGGAGCGGATCGGCGCCATAGATTCCGGCGCGTGGATCGCGACATACCCGGAGGGCGATCATCCTGGCTTTCACATCGACGCGTTCATCTCGAAAATGATGTCCTACGAGGCGATCGCCGAGGACAAGCTCGCCGCCAAGACCGAAACGGCCAGGAAGGACTACACCAACCTCGTCCTCGGCCTGCCGTTCAAGTATCGCGGCGATGCGCCGGACCACGAAAAGCTGATGCTGCGCCGCGAGGGGTGGCTGAAGCAATTCCATGTCCCGGCGAAAGGCCTGATCCTGGTCGGCGCGCTCGACGTGCAGATGCGCGGCGGCTGGCTCGAGATCATCGCGTTCGGCGCCAATCGCGAGAGCTGGCTGATCGACGCCCGCTATATCGACGGCGACACCGCCGATTATCGCGGCGCGTTTTGGGACGAGGTCAAGCGCCACACCATCGGCCGCGGTTTTCCCGATGCGTTCGGCGGCGCGCGTCATCTCGATGCGCTGGCGATCGACACGGGCTATCGGCCGAACTCGGTGCTGGCGTGGATTCGCGAGCATCAGCGTCTGCACCCTGACACGGGCTATGACCTGATCCTCGGCATCAAGGGCATTCCGGGCTGGGGCAAACCGGCGATCGGCCAGCCGACGCTGGTGGACATCGACCTCGGCGGTCGCAAGATCAGTCAGGGTGGCAAGGTCTGGAAGATCGGCACCTGGCCGCTGAAGGCGGACTTTTACTCGTTCCTGCGCCAGCCCGGCGTGAAGGAAGGCAAGCCCGTCGATCCTGACGGCTATTGCCATTTCGGCGAGTGGAGCGACGAGCTCTATTTCAGGCAGCTCGTCGGCGATCGCCTCGAGCCGGTGAAGATACACGGCCGGGTCGCCGGCCAGCGCTGGGCGCAGATCAGGAATAACCATTTCCACGATTGCCGCATCTACAACCTGGCGATGGCGGAATATCTCGGCATCTCGCAGATCACGCCGGAGCAGTGGCGCGCGCTGGCGATCCGCCGCGGTCTGCCGGCCGAGCTGAGCGAGCCCAACCTGTTCGGTGCGCCGAGCGTCGCGCCGGTTGACGACGATAACCAACCTGCGGCGCCGAGCGTCGATGTCGCCGTGCCAGAAAGCGACTGGATCGGGCGCGCGACCACGAAGTGGCTCGATCGTTAGGGGTATTCCGATGGCTTTCACCACTGCGGATCGCGACGCCTTGAAAAAGGCGATCGCCACCGGGGCGCGGCGCGTCAAGTTCGGTGCCGGTCCCGATTCGCGTGAAGTCGAATACCGCAATCTTGCGGACATGCTGTCGACGCTCGCGGTGATCGAGCGGGAGTTGATGCCATCGCCGGCCAGCGCGGTCGGATTTGCCGAACACACACGCGATTAGGGATCGAGATGTCGGCATTCTTGCGGGCGCTGGCCTGGGTGGCTCCGCGCGCGGCGCTCACGCGCGCCCATACGCTGGCGGCGCTCAACGCGCAACGCAGCTACGATGCGGCGACGCTTGGCCGCCGCGGTGCGAGTTTCCGCGGCGTGATGGCTGACTCGGCCAATGGTGCGATCGGTCCGGCGCTGCACAAGCTGCGTGAACGCTCCAGCGACATGGTGCGCAATACCTGGCTCGGCGCCCGCGCGATCGACGTGCTGGGCGGTCATGTAATTGGCACCGGCATCACCGTCGTCTGGAAGCATAAGCGCGTTCAGGAACTATGGGACGAGTGGTGCAAGTCGGCCGATATCGAAGGTGAGCGCGATTTCAACGGCGCGCAGCTTGCGGCCTTCCGCTCGATGTATGAGCGCGGCGACGCCGGAATTCGTTTCGTGCCGCGGCAGCTTGGCAGCGGCCGGCGCGTTCCGCTCGCGCTGCAGGTGGTCGAAGGCGACTGGATCGCCACGGAGCGGGACGGCGTGTTCGAGGGCCGGCGCTCGCGTCTCGGCGTCGTCGTCGGCGACTGGCATGAGCGACTTGGCTACTGGCTGCACGCGGAGCATCCGGGCGATTACGCGCTGGGATCGAGCGCGACACCGTCGTTCGTGCCGCGAGAGGATTTCTGTCATCTGTACCGCTCGCTACGCGCCGGGCAAGTGCGCGGCGTGCCGTTCCTCGCGCCCGTGCTGATGGCGGCGCGCGATTACGCTGACCTGATGGATGCGATGGTCGTCAAGACCCGCATGGAAGCGTGCTACGGCCTGATCGTCAACTCGTCCGATCCCGTCAAGAACATCGCCGACGCCACTACGCGGATCGATCAGGCGGGCCGGCGCATCGAAGGCATGTCGCCCGGCATGATCTATCGCGCCGGTCTCGGCGAGACGGTGACGGCCTTCTCGCCGTCCGGCAACGGCCAGTTCGACTCGGTCTCGCTCTCGGCGCTGATGGGCATCGCGTCGGGCGGGATGCTGACCTATGACCAGCAGACCGGCGACCTGCGCCGCGCCAACTATACGCAATCCAAGGTCGGCCGCATCGAATTCAACCGGCTGGTCGAGCAGCTCCAGTGGCTGACGCTCGTGCCGATGGTGGTGAGCCGCGTCACCACGAGGTTTGTCGAGATCGCGATCCTGGCCGGACTGTTGCGCGACACCAAGGCCGGCTACCCGTGCACCTACGTGATGCCGGCGACGCCGCCGATCGACCCGCTCAAGGACCTGAAGGCCGATATCCTCGCCGTGCGGGCGGGCCGCATGTCGCCGCAGGAATTCGTTGCCGCGTGGGGCCGCGACTGGCGCAAGGTCGTCGAGGAAACCCGCGAATTCTGGGACACCGTCGACGCCAGCGGTCTCGTGCTCGACATCGATCCGCGCCGCGTGACGCAAACCGGCACCATCCAGCCCGACCCGCAGGACGACAGCACGGCATCCGACGACGATGCCGGCGATGACATGAAGGTGTCTGCATGAACCCTCTGACCCGTAATGTTGCGCGCCCGCGCGCCACGCCCGACGGCTTCGAGCCCGGCGCCGCGGTTTCGCGCGCCGCCGGCGACGATCTGGCCGCGCGGTTCGCGCCGTCCTCCTACAACTCTGACAGCCGCACCGTGGAAGCCGTATTTTCCGCCGGCACGCGGGTGTCGCGGTGGGGCGTGTTCGAGGAGTTGGCGATCACGCCTGAAGCGATCGACCTGCAGCGCGTTGCGCTCGGCCAGGTGCGCCTGCTCGACACGCACAACCAGTATTCGCTCGACGCCGTCCTCGGCGTCGTTGAGGACGCGCGTGTCGAGGGCGGCGAGCTGCGCGGCCGCATCCGTTTTGCCGACACCGAGGCCGGCCGCCGCGCCGAAGGCATGGTGTCGCGCGGCGAGGTGACCGGCATTTCTGTCGGTTACCGCGTCACCATGTGGAACCTCGTCTCGCTCGAGAACGAGATTGAAATCTGGCGGGCCGATAAGTGGGAACTGCTCGAGGTGTCCCTTGTCGCGGTCCCCGCCGATCCGCAGGCGTCGATCCGTTCGGCGCCGACTTCCTGCCAACGGGCCGACGCCCAATCCATGGAGACTGACGACATGCGTCGTAATGTTAATCCGGGCGCGACCCCGGTCGCACCGAACCTGCCTGCCGCCGAAGTCGGGCGGTCCGTTCCGCTCCCTGTCGCCGAGGAAGCCCGTGCGGCCCCCTCCGCGTCGCCTGCGCCTTCGCCGGCACTCGATGCCGCGGCCGCGATCGCCGCCGAGCGTGAGCGCAGCGCGGAAATCCTGTCGATCGGCACCCGTGCCGCGATGGCGCGCGATGCGATCGACGAGGCTGTGCGCGGCGGCGTGAGCGTCGAGACCTTTCGCCAGCGCGCCTTCGACCATCTTGCCGCACAAGCCGATCGCACCCGCAGCGGCGGCCTCGAGGTGACCGCCGACGAAACCCAGACGCGCATGGATCACATGGTCGACGCGCTGTCGGTCCGGCTCGGCGGCGCGAGCGTGCTGCGCGACAACGCCGGACAGCTCCGCGCCATGCTGCCTGGCGCCGCCGCCTACAGCCGCCACAGTCTCGCCGAGATGGCGGCCGTTGTACTGAGCGAGCGCGCGATGCCGCGCGATGCTGCGCAGCGCGAGGAGGTGCTGCGCCGCGCGATGCACACGACCTCGGATTTTCCGATCATCTTCGAATCGTCGATCAATCGCGTGCTGGCGGCGCGCTATCAGGTCCAGCAACCGACCTATCGCCGCATCGCCGCGCGCCGGAACTTCCGCGACTTCCGGCCGCATGACCAGATTCGCGTCGGCGATTTCCCGATGCTGCAAAAGGTGGGCGAATCCGGCGAGATCAAGTTCGGCAGCTTCGGCGAGTCCAAGGAAACCGTCGCCGTCGTTCCTTACGCCGTGCAGTTCGCGCTGTCGCGGCGCATGCTGGTCGACGACAACATCGGCGCCATCGATCAGATGATCGGCTCCTACGGTCAGACGGTCGCCACCTTCGAGGAAAACACCTTCTACGCGATGAAGCTGGTCGCGTCCGGTGCCGGCCCGATGCTGCTGGAAGGCAATCAGCGCGTCTTCCATTCCTCGCGCGGCAATCTCGCTGCCGCCGGCGGCGTGATCAACACCACGACGCTGTCGGCCGCGCGCGCCGCCATGCGCAAACAGAAGAACCAGAGCGGTACGCTGCTCAATCTGGTCGCGCGCATCCTGCTCGTCGGACCGGACAAGGAAACCGAGGCGGATCAGGCCGTCGCCGTCATCACGCCGACCGAGGCCGGCAACGTCAATCCGTTCTCGGCGAAGTTCGAGGTGGTGACCGCGCCCGTCGCCGGCAATGCCTGGGAGATTTACGCCGATCCCAGCGTGCTGCCGGTGTGGGTCTGGGGCATGCTCGACGGCTACACGGCCCCGCGCATGCGGATCGAGAACCCGTTCGGCACGCAGGGCGTCGGCATCTCGCTCGAGCATGATTTCGGCTGCGGTGCGATCGATTTCCGCGGCGCCTATCGCAACCCCGGCAACTGATCGCCGTCATCGTCATGACCGGGCGCTTTCGCGCCCGGTCACGCTCTCCAATCGCGAGGATCTGTCATGAAGAACTATGTTCAGCACGGCGACACCCTGCCGCTCACCGCACCGGCGGGCGGCGTTGTCTCCGGCTTGCCCTATCTGATCGGCGCCATCTTCGGCGTCGCCGCGCACAGCGCGGTCGAGGGCGATCCCTTCGAGCTGCGCCGCAAGGGCGTCGTGACGCTGCCTAAAAAGACCGGCGAGGCCTGGTCCGAGGGCAGCGTGCTCTATTTCGATCCGGCGACCGGCAACCTCACCACCACGGCCGGATCGCTCAAGAAGGTCGCTCTCGCGGCGGCCGCGGCTGCATCGGCCGACAGCCTGGGCCCGGCCGTGATCCTGCCGCTCGCCCTGTAAGGCCCTCGCTCATGTCGTCGCCGTTCGACGCTGCCGTGGCTGCTGCGGCGGCGACGCATGACGCCATCATGTCGGAGGCATTCGCGTATCACCCGATGCGCGCGGGCCTCGACAAGAACGCGCCGCTGTCCACCGATCCGGACCGAGCCGTCGTTCCCGATCTCGTGGCGACCTGGGGCGATTCCGCCGCCCGCGCGCATG